CAGGTTTCATAAACGGCTGTGCGTTCATCTTGCGAGTTCCTACTTCGAGATATGCGGCGTAGTCTGTGCCAGCTTCTACCTTTGCAGCAAAGCCGCCGTCTTGCATTTCAAGAGTGATTTTGCGTTTCGTTGCGCCAGTTGCATAGCCTTTAGTAAAGACAGCATTTCTTTTAGCGGCCTTTTGCAACTCACTGCCATATTTCTTGACGATAGCTTTGTGCGCTTCCATGTTCGCAGCAGTCTGCAAGGCTTTTTTTAATGGTGCATCGCCGTTGATGCGTAAAGTTCCGTCAAACCCCATTTTTCACCTCACTAACATAAAAAACAGTCATGCCGTTCGTATGTTCTGGCGTTCGTACGATGTTATAAGGCTTTCCGTCAATCAAAAGGCTGCTGACTTTACCTTTTATTCGCCTAACTCTCACTACCTTAGTAGCTTCTTTCAGCTTGTCGCCCAAGAGATTTTGGAGCTGTGCGCTTACCGGCCCTATATTAGCAGGTACGACCTTTTCAGTCGTTTCACCGCCTACCATTTTCCCCAAATCAGTGTCATATCGTGGTTTTTGCTCGCTTTTAATAACAAGCGTGCATCGTTTGTCAAATCTCATAACATCTTAAACCCCGCTTCAAAGCTACCAGCAAAGTTGCGTCTGATTACAGCGTCATAGACTGCGAAATCGTCCAAATCAAAGGACATGCTCAAACCCTCTACGCTTTGAGAGGACAAACCCTCAGAGCCTAGCTTGTTAAAGCGTTTGACAACTACCTCTACGATGATATAACTTAGCTTATCTGGTATATCGTCTTGTTTTGAGTAGGCCTTGAAGTGCGCTTCTGTGAGGTTTTGGATAATTGACAAGAGATTATCTTGCAAGTTATCCTCGATCCCTAGCAGAGCCTTTACTTGCTCAATAATCGTCATGTTCTTATCCCTCCAATGCGTCAATCAAGCTTGCTTTATCAAGCCCAGAATAGCCCGTCACGCCGTTTTCTTTGGCAATCCCTCTTAGTTCCTGTACCGTCATATCAGACAGCGCAGAGGGGCTTTCTGCCACCTCTGCGACTGGTTCAGGAGTTTTTGGGTGATGCCTACGCAGCAACATACCCATTAAGCACCTCCGAATTTAACGACTTTAGTTGGGTCATACAGATATACACCGTAATGCTCGTCACCTGTGATGACTGTTGTCTTCTTCAAGATGTCACGGTCTGTTTCGATAGCAACATCACGCTTGAGGTTGATAACGAATGCGCCGTATTTGGCAACGTCAGTCGTGTCGTTTGCAGTTGGTGATACTTTAACCAAGAAGCCTTTACCCTTTTCAACTTTCTTAGTGCGGACGATTTGCACGCCGTGAGTTTCACCAAAAGTCCCAGATACTACTGTGTTAGCGCCGATTTCAGATCCAGAAAGCCAGTTCTTGATAGTGTCAGCTCGCAAGTCAATAGCGTCAGCAGGGTTGATAAGAGCGACATAGTTTGCGTCTTCTTCGTCATCAAACACTGCCAAGGCTTTATCAAGTGCTGCGCCAGTTGTAGGGGCTTCTGTGACGAATTGAGTTGCTTTCTTAGCTTCTTCAATCAAGTCATTGTCTACCTTGTTAGCCAATGCCAAAGCGATTTGTTGCGTTGCTTGACCGACTGGGTCGCCGTAACCAGACAAGACGGCTTCGTCTGTCAGCTCGATACCCTTACCAGCTTTCTTGATAGTCATAGTAGATTTAGCAGTTGTCAGTTGGTCTGGCTCGATTGCTACGCCCTCGGCGATGTCCTTAGCATCACCAGAGTAAACCCATTTAGGAACTGTGATAGTGCTTCCTGGCTGTCCTACAAGCTCACGCTCGACATAAGCAAGAGGGGTGAATTTAATCATTTTAGGAAGTTTAGCTGATACCATATCAGCCATTACTTCGGGGTTAATCATCTGTGCAAGTTGTGTTTGTGTCATTTAATCTATCCTTTCAATTGTGCGTATAGTTCTGGATTGCTTTGCAGCAATTCATTGCGGTCTTTGTAACCCATGCGGTCAAATTGTTCTTTGGTGATTGCTCCTGCAGTTGATTGTTCAACCTTACGAGGAGTTTTGCCTTTCAGCATTTCTTTGACCTTGTTATCTGCTAGTTGGTTGACCAGCTCTGCAAAGCCATTTACAGCTTCCTGTGTGCGTTCTGCGTCGTCTTTTACGACCAATGCAAGGATTTCATCACTTGCAGCTATACCGCTCTCAGAAAGCATTTTAGACGCTTCTTTCTCAAGACCGCTGCGATTGATTTTGGCTTCGAGTTCTGCGATGTATTCCGCTTGTTTCCTAGCTTCATACTCTGCTTTTTCATCAGCGTTCATCTTCCGCAACTTCTCAGCTTCGTCCATTTTGGCTTTGTATTCTTTTTCAGCCGAGCGTTTCGCTTTTGCTTTTTCTTTCTTGACAATATCGTCTAGCTCAGCTTGTGTGAATGTTTTCTCAGCAACTTCGGTCTGCTCCTGATTGCTAGCTTCATCAGTGGTTTCTTCTGTCACTTCGATTACTTCATCTTTGATTTCTTCTGCCACTTTTGGCTACCTCCCTTTTAAGTCCTGAGTGGACTGATGCCTTGGCTTTTTATGTCGTCAAAGTTCGGACAAAAAGAAAACCAGTCGAATTGACTGGTTTGAATTATGCAACTAAGTAGCAGTCTGTTCCTGCCAGTCAAGATGTTGGATCACCTCCTAATCTGTAAAACCTAGCACCGACATATTCTGATTTTGACCTCCTATTCTAAAAACTTGTCTATTAGTTTTCTTGAATTTGCGCTTTTCTTAATCAAGCGTTCGTATTCTTTCTCTGACATTGAGGAATGCGCTGCTGTTGCGCATCGGCAATGTGGATGCATCGGAGCAGCGTTCTCCCCTGGCAACATATCAGCGACTTTAAAGATTTTCCCATCTAACGGCTTGCATATATCACACGCTTTCGGCTCTGCGATAAACTCGTATTCATCGTAACCGTTAGCAATGTATGACTGTCTTTCTGCTTCTGTGGCAATCCTAGCGCCCTCTGTGACCGCTAAGCGTTTTGCTTCATGAGCCGACACACCAAACTCTTTTTTGATTTTCGGTATCATGGTCGTTGGATTTTTGCCTTTCAGCAAGTAGTCCTCTGTCAATCCTGCGACTATCTGCCTTAAATCATCTTGCCGCTCCCAAACCCTATCAGACCACTTAACACCCTTAAATGGCATGTTTAAGACCGCTTGAGCCACTTTCTCAATCTCACTGGCAGACAATACAGACTTTCCGAGCAAGCCCGACTGTGTCTTTAGCGTCTTTGTGTATTCCTCGCTTAGAAACCGCTCTGCAAGTTTGTGTTCTGCATTTCCAAGAGCGACCATTTCCAAATCAAGCTGATATTGCAGCAATTCAAGCCTTGACATCTTCATTTTTAGGTTATAAAGCTCAAGTTCTGCATTGGCTTTGGGTGAAAAGTCTTTCTCCTCAACGTAGCGTCTTGCCTTTTCTTCAAAGGTTTTAACATCGAGTGCGTCAACTCTAGCTTTCACCTCTGCTATTGGCAAACCATTCTTGTCTGCGTAACGCTGTTCAAAGGCTCTGATTTCCTTTTCTAGCTCTCTGAAATGATAGTCGTACAATCTAGTCATTTCATCGCTTAAACTTGCGTCACGGCTTAATCTCGCCCTCTGCTCAGCTTCTATACGTCGCTTCCAGTAATCACTCTGCATCAGCAATCACTTCCTTGCCGTCGTCTTGTAAATCCTTGTCTGCAAAGCGTTCGTTTTGCGCAATCTTCCTAGATAGCAAGCTAGAACTTTCTTCCTCATCGTCCATTTTCTTAATCTCTTGCTTCGGATTGTCCACGATAGACAAGACAGATAGCTTGGTTTCGTTCGACACTTGGCCGGACAGTTGAGATACTATCTGCGCTTCTTCCAAGATATTTCTAGGCACATTTCTAGTAAATTGATACTTAATATCAATCCAGCCATCGCTTGGCACGGACGCCATTGGCACACCGAACACGATTTCATACAGACGATTAAATGCTGACTGCATTTTGCGGTCTTTCATCTTGGCTAAGTTGTCCATTGCTTGCAATTTAAAAGCTAGAGCAGTACCAGAAGCATTACCGAAGTCTTCTTCAGACAGATTAGCAACCATTGAAACGGCAAAGATTGAGTCTTTTAGCAACGTAATTAGATTTTCTTGCGTCGTATCCGAGTTCGGCTTCTCCAGAAATCCGACATCTGGCAAAGGGCCGTCAGAGCCATTCTTCCACAAGTTAAAGATACGGTTCTCTCTAATCTGCGTTGCCATATCCTCTTTCAGCTCAACACCAACTATTTTAAGATAAGCGTCTGCAAAGTAGTCGACATCGTTTGCTTTCTCACTTGCCGCCTTGTTTAATGCGTTGATTAGCGTCTTAACACTATCAAAGATACCTTGTCGCTCCTCGTTTTCGATTAGTTCAACGACTGGCAAAGTTCCGTAAACATGATTGTTACGTTCTGTAAATCGGACACCCCCACCAAGTTGAAAAGTCGCTTCGATTACTTCGTTAGCAGTGATGACTTGCCCGTAACCCGTTGGGTCGTTGTCATTAAACGCATATCGAACCGCAAACAACGGCTTTTCCTCGATACTGTTATCATGCACGATAAACATATTGATTGGGCTGTTATATGTCGCTCTTGTGTTCCCTGCTTCGTCTTGATAAACATATAGAAACGCATGGCCAAAAACATCGGCTAGCTTAGCAAGCTCAAACTCGCTATCTTCCATGTCGTTTAACTTGCGGAAATCACTGATAAAATCTGCCACGCTGTCGTCATCGTGCGTCACTTTTACTGGCACACCGATTTGATATCCGCTAAAAGTATCAACGATATACTTTGCGTAGTTAATGACTAAGCGATTATCTGGCTTCCAAGACTCTTTAGCCTTACCTTTCAAAATCTTGTA